TAATATATCGGAATTCAAAGCGTTGGGTTAATTATTTAAAATACTTCAAGATAAGCTCTATCATATTTTAAGGTCATTGTAATCAGAGAGACCTCTGAAGAACCCATATCTAATTCTCCAAAATCTATCTCTGACGGCCACACACTTTCCAGAGTCCATTGTTCTAGCTTTGTGCCACATCCATCATACATCGTTATGTACGCTTGTGGCAATTTGAACTGGGCAATCGCACCAAATCCTCTAGTGGCTTGATTATAACGTTTCTCCCTAGAACTAACTTTACCGGAAGGGTAATAAGAGAAATCGTTGCTCTTTCTTCCGTATAAAGATAATATCCATTCATAAATTGGATGTTTGCCCTTATTTTGTCCGTAGTCACCCAGTGGGATATCATACACAGTTATTGTAATAGGATTCCATACCGGCCTTCCAGGGATGGTAATGATCTCTACTAAGTGATTTACTTGAAAATCATTAAAAGTCAATTTAGGTCTAGCTGCTGTAGTTGGGGGATACATGTTAATTCCATCGCCCACAATGCTAGGAATTTCTAACATCCATCGAAATTTTCTTTTGAATATTGTTTTTGCTAGGCCTATGGTTCCCAACCCCATGTTGCGACATTCTGGCATAATTGTCCTTTCAAAAAAATAGGTTCCCCCAAAGTCGGAGGAACCTATTTAGTTTTTTAGATATTAAATGGTTCAAACATCAAGCCCACCAAGCTATTGGGTGTTGATCGATTGGGGGACAGGTCGTCCGCCACCGGCACCGCTGCTCGCACCGCAATCCGTATCACAGCACGGGGTGATGTCGAATACGGGACATAATGGTTCATAAGCAACCTGCGAATAACGCAAGGTCAATTCGATTGTTGCTTCTTCTGACGAAGAATAATCTAATTCACCAAAGTTGATTGCTTGAGGCCATAGGTCTCTTAAGGTCCAGAGTTCGAGTGGTACTCCGCAACCATCATACAAGGTCAACATCCCAGTACCACTATAGTCGCTTCTGTGCTTTCCTTGTGTGGTGTTAACTGGATCGGTGAAGTTGTAAACAGAAGCCAGCCACGTATAAAGTTTCCCATTTTCCGTCGTTGCAACGTCATAGTAGGTGACCGTTATCGTTTCCCAAGTTGCTTTGCCTGGGATCCAGGTTTTAGCATTAAGGAAATTGATTTCTGTTTCTTCAATCGATATGTTCGGACGGCTTGCTAATTTAACAAAGTGCTTAGGAACTTCCGCCCCACCGCAAATTTCTTTAATTTCAAACGTCCATCTAAATTTTCGTTTAAATACTAGTGTCGGGCCACCAAGGACCCCCATACCCATATTTTCTGCCATTTTAATATCTCCTTCGTTTTTTTTAGGTTAGAAACGCCGGTTACGACGAATCGGTTTTAAAATACGTCAGTATTTTCTGTGAAGCTTCCTGTTCTATGTAGCGAGAATTCGATGAAGATAAATTCAGCGGCTCTCGTTGGTTGAACACCAATTCTTGCACGGAATTCGTTACGATCTATAACATCCGGCGTATTCAAATCTGTATCCGCTTGAACAATAAAGTCTGTCAAGCCACGACCAACCTGAACGTCTCTCAAAATATCCTGTGCAATATTTCTGAAAGATCGTCGAAAGGTTTCGTCATGTGGTTCGAATAGCAATACTCTTGATGCTGCTCTAATTCTCTTTTCAATAACGAACATCATTCGACGAACGTTTACACGATCAAGGGCCGTTGGTCTACGTTGCATGGTTTTTTGACCCCAAACTACAAAGTCGCTTGTGTCAGAGAACTGAACAATTGGATTGATGCAGTTTCGGTTTCCATACATTAAATCTCTTTCGGCAAGAGTCGGACGACTAAACACGTCAGAGATATTGGGCACTTGACCTCTTATAACTCCCGCTGGTGCGAACCATGGTGCTGAGAGTTGATCGCTTCTGGCATAAACAGCCATAACCGAACCACTGGGTGGAACCCAAACATCAACTTTATTATGCGTATCACGCATTCTTAACCATGGCCAGTATAATGCTCCAAAATCACTATCAAATCTTGTGCCATTAAGCGGATGTGTCCCATTTTGCCAGTCTGTGATTTCCTGAACAGTCAGGCCAAACGGAGGATCAATGATTGCCATGCAATCGTGTCTGTAGTTCTGACAAATTTCAAGCATAGCCTGAATAATAGTTGTCGAAGCCTTGCCTGGGCAACACAGAAGGTCTAGATCAATTTGCTCCGGTTCAGATATCGTATACAAACCACTAAACGCAACAGGATTACCAGCTAACATCGTATCTTGATCATCTGGATCAGCAGGGATGCCATCTGCACCGCCAACTAATGAATAGGTTCCATCAGCAGGAGGAGCACTGTTAGTAACAGTATCAATAGCACGAATGTAATCAGAAACTAATACTAGGTAAGTTTCTACATAGAAACGGCTGGTTGAGTCCTTGACTAGATTTCCCCAAGATTCAAGTTGATCATCACCAAGGTTGGTATAAACATCAACTTGGAAGGTGCCTTCACGGTTATCGTTCTTAACGATAACTTGTGTCGTGTTACCTTCGATACCAGCACTGTCAGCAGTAAAGGTGACAGATGTTGTTCCAGTACTTACACCACCAGTAAGGATTCCTGCGGTTTCTTCGGCTCCCGCACCGGAAACAATATTTACGCTGGTTCCCATTTTGGTTGTGTTTGAAAAACCAGGTGATGTAAATCCACCGGCTTTTACAAGGATTTTCGCATCTCTACCACGATGCAACGTTGAGAACATTAGCGAGCTATTGGACCCGACGCCGGAGGTGTGATCGCCGTTTGCATCACTAGCAACAAATCCACCAGGGATAGTACCAGCAGCAATCTGGGCATTAATCACGTCAATCACTTCTGTCAAACTCGAATCCGAACCAACGGGCAAAACAATGTCTTGTTGAACTTGATCAACCAAAACATTGTCTGAACCATCAACCACAACGCTTATAGTTCTAGCGGCTGCGGCTGCATTTACAGTTGCAGAGGTTTGACCAGCCCCGGAATCATCCAATTCTCCGCCAGACCATAATGCACTGTTAAAGACGTTGACGCCAGTTACTTTAGCTTGGGTCGAACTAGTTGCAAGACCTGATACGTTGCAACCCGATTGTCCCGCTCCTTGGAGTTCAGCAGTGCTTGATCCTGTTACAGCGGCAGCAGTTGCTGGCCCACCATACATGGCGTCTTGGACAGATACTAATTCTAAAGTGGAACTAGGACCATAAGCCCAACTAGCTTTAACGGCAATAAATTTCTCAGAGCCGGAGCCTGCCTCGTCGTCATCGCCAGAGTCACTTCCTGCGGAGCCGATATAAAATTCAATTCCATCAAAAGTGGTTAACTGGTCATTCAAATCTGAGACGAGTTCGGCAGTCGTGTAGGTTCCGTCGAGTACGACTAAAACCTTTGAGGCCAGAACGCTATTAAGACGCCATCTAAAGAAAGAGTCTTTTGCAAAGATATAGGTATCAGCCGTTGCAGTGCCTGGGCCATCAACCGAATTCGTTAGGGACGAAGCGCTGATTGATCCACCCGCATCTGCAACTGCTACTTGTGCGGTTGCAGCACGTTCGTGACTTGCGTTATTCGTATCACCGACACGGACTACATATAATTGATTGGCCACCATTAAATATTGCATTGCGGCATAAATCAGATAAGGATCTCCATCCTTAGGATGTGGAAACCCAAAACTTCTATGAAGTTCTGTTCTGTTTCTTATCATCGTTGGAATGTTAATTGGACCTTTAGACGCAAAGCCGATCACTGCTGCCCGGTGGAAACTTTGATCCGGCGGCACGAAGCTTAGATCTTTTTCAATTATTCTAACACTTGGGCTAATAGTGTTGCTTGGTGGAAAACCTTTTAAAATTGCCATTTCTTTTTTTCTCCCTTAATTTTGATTATCCGGTATGGTACGAAGGCTAATTAGGCCCCAGTCTTTTACACGAGTTATATACTCAGTTGCTCTCTCATCTTCAAGCAAATAAACATTTTTCCCGGCACCAATACCGGGGATGTTTAATGTGGTAAAGCTGTTAGTAGACTTTCTGGAACGAACTACTATTTGAACCGGAAATTTTTGTCTGTTAGTAATTTCTATCATTCTAAACCCTCTACTGCTTCTTGTAATCTCGACAGCACATCAGTGACCCTATCAGGATCAATACTATTTACTACTTCAACTCTCGTTTTTAACACAGCTTTGTCTCTTTTAATTGGTTGTGGAATAAATGTCTCAGCAGTTAAAGTAAATTGGTATTTAATGACTCTGACATTCTGATCCCCAGGTTCTACATCAATGTTATTTGCTATCGAATCTAGTTTAACTCCTACTTCCCAATACACACCTCTTACTTTTATGTATGCAATGGGGGAGAATTTTAGTAATATTTGCTCTATAATTTGGTTCATATCTTCGACATATAACGTCCAAACATATAACGTATATGAAACATCAACTGGCAATCCTCTAGATACACCAAAAACTGTATCTCGTTCATGTTTTTCAGAAGTAGTAAATCCAGGTTTACCATCGGCCCTCATCGACCGCATGTAATCCGTGGCCATATGGTAGATATATCTATCTTGATTGAATACCATGTCAGATGAATTAATGGCCATCATTGGCAATTTAATTCTATCTACTACCAAACTATTGTCCTTGCGAACATTATCCTGCATAACTGCCGCTACTGCTTTTTCTTGAGTTGCCCAGATAATTGGGATGGGATGGGCTTTTCCGTCTTCATCAATGGCGACAATTTTTCGAAACATATCCAACATGGCTTCATCGCATCCCCGCAATGCTTTAGAATATCTATAGATCGTGCCTGTGTCGCCATATGTGTCGTTGACAATTTGGCCTGTTGTCATCGGATCGCAGGTTTCAGCAAATCCAAGTCCTGTTTTTTTATTGCTTGCATCTTCCAACCATCCTAAATCTGGCTTCCCAGCCGTTCTTTTTAGGGAGTCGCTGCCGTCATCACTACAATATCCCGTAGTTTTATCGTCAATCCGACTATTTAATTCGGGACTTTTAGCATCGCATTGGTTTAAATTTTTACTGCTGTCCATATAGACTTGGCTTTCAATTTGATTTATTATAATTAGTTAGTATGACAAACTTGTTTTTTGGTTTAAAGATATGAAGATGACAAGCTTAAAATATAGAACTTGGTATAAGGGAGTGCCGCCAAAACCAATCAAGTTAGA